CCCAATAACAGTAGTTAATGATTCTTCTAAATATGGTGCTAATTCTTCTTTTAGTAGTGGAGGTAATGAGGCTAATATAATTGAACAAATCAAAAGCCAAAACTACCAAGGTGGAGGACGTTACGGATTTAGAGGGTTTGGTAAAAACTTTAGTACAAGATTTAATGCTTGGAGTCAAGGTGCTACATCTACAGGAGAATTTATGGGTGGAGTTTACCAAGACTTTAGAGGTATGAAACGAAGTAGACAATTAATTGCAGGTTATGTTGGTGCAAATATGATAGGTCGTGGAGCTACTGGTGGAGGATTAATTCATAATGGTAGCGGTGAACGAGATATTATGGGAGGACCATTCTTATAAAAGGAGGTATAAACTATGGGAATGTTTACTAAAGGAACACGCACAATTGATAATTTGTTTACTGGAGCTAAGTTAACTGGTGTTGGTCATGCTGTAGCTGGACTTTATGGTGGGGCTAAGATTACTAAAGCTCTAACTAAAAACAGTCTTGGCATGAGCCAACAAAATGTGCAACCTACTCCTGGTTTAACTTCTGCTCCTCAAATGTCTTATGACGGACGTAGAAATAACACGATGGGAGCTGATGGTGATTTAGCTTTAGCTCTGTCTAAATTGAAATAGGAGTTGATATAAATGGGTATTAAAAGTCACATGAGTAAGAACTTTGGACAAGTCAAGCAAGGCTTAGACGGTGCTTTAGAAAATTCTGATGTTAGTTTTGGAGGCGGTATTGGTTTAGCAGTTGAGGGTCTTGCTACAGTTTGGGATACAAGCTCAAGAATGAAGAATGGAGAAGGCTTTGGTAGTGCTTTAGGTAAAGCCGTATTGGAAAATGTTAAATATGGTGTTGCACCTTATTTGATTGCGGCTGACGTAGGTGCTCCAATAATTGAGTCTTATCCTGGAATCAATAGAGCAGCAGAGCAAAAGAAAGCTTTTAATCAAAATTATAACTTTATGGGCGGTGGCTATGCAGACACACAAACAAACTATGCCAATCGTGCCAGAGGTTTAGAAAGTATAAAACGAAATCGACAACAGATAACTAGCGACCTAGGCAATGAGGCTAGACGTTATCATAGATAGGTGTCGGATTGAGGTGTAAATATGGCTAATATGCAAGAAGTAATAGAGATGATGTTGGATGATGAAGAATTATCCAAAGCCTTTGACGACCCTGTAATGTTTGCAAGAATTGTATTAGATGTTGAACCTCGTTGGTACCAAAAGCAAATGATGCGTAACGGTAATATGAAAAAGATTGCTAGAATGGGAAGACGGACAGGTAAGACATTTACCATGATTATGTATATGTTATGGTATGCCTTTGGTCATCCTGATTCTAAGCAGTTAGTAATTGGGCCAAGGGGTATTCAGGTAGACACAATCTTTGATGAGTTAAGGAAGTTTATTAGGAATAGCCCTTTACTACAGGCTAGCTTAGAGCGTAGCGTTCAGTCTCCACAAAGAATTGAATTTGGTAATGGAGCAGTCATCCTAGGTCTATCAGCAGGTTCTTCCACAGGTGGTAGTGGTACTAATGTTCGTGGACAGGGTGCTGACTGGATTTACATGGATGAGACTGACTTCTTACGTGAAGATGATATTAACGCTATTATTGGTGTTTCTTTAGGGGATATTGGAAGTACAGGGCTTTGGTGTTCTTCAACTCCAACAGGAGCAAGAGAACTGTTTTATGAATGGTGTGTTAACTCTGGAACTAAATATGAAGTTGAAAGTCAAGAAGACCACACACCAGTTAAAGTAGAACGTGGAAGTGAAGAGGCAAATAATTGGACACAATTTCACTATCCATCTTGGGTTAACCCTACTTGGGATAACGAGATGGAGGCAGAACTTCGGTCTATGTTTACCGAACAAGGTTATATTCACGAGGTTGAGGCTAAGTTTGGTGACGAAACTGAAGGTGTATTCAATAAAGAATCAATTGCTAATTCACAACAAGATTATACATACGAACAAATGCGAGCTAGAAGTCCACACCCTAATACCGTTAGAGTGCTAGGCGTTGACTGGGATAAACGAATTTGTCCCGTTTCATATCGTGAATTGCTGGAACCTCCTAAAGCCGCTTAGACCACAACATAATCCGAAAGGGTAAGCGTGATGGTTTGAAAACTAAGTGGATATATGGACAATCAGCATCCAAGCTCCTGTTCCGAAAGGATGGAGAAGGTTCAGAGACTAGTGAACATACCTTGAATGGTATAAGTAACCTAGAGTGCGATACTGCTTTGCAGATGATATAGTCCGACCTTGCGTGAAAGCGTAAGCTAACATAAGTGAAATACGGAGCCGCCACTCAAATTATTGTATCTGAATATGATAAAGAAGAGCAAAAGGTTAGTATTGTGGAACGGAAAGAAATTCCTAGTACAGAGTTTACATTTGACAATGCTGTTAAGAAAATTGTTAAGATGCATAAGTTTTGGAATATAGATAGAGTTATCCTAGATAGGGGATATGGAGAATATCAGGTAGAAATCTTGAAAAAGCGACTAGGAAAAGGTATAGTAAGAGGTGTAGCGTTCAATGAGAAAATAGAAGTGATAGACCCAACTGACAGAACTGTAGATAAAAAGATGGCTAAACACTTTATGGTAAACCAAACTTCTATTTTATTAGAACGTGACCAATTGATAATCTCCAAAAATGACGGAGAATTTAAGAAACAGATGCTTAACTATCGTGTTGTTAAAAAGACTAGAAACGGAAAGCCAGTATATACATCAGAGAACGAACACGCACTTGATGCATTTATGCTTACTATATTATGTTACACTACTGAATTTCCTGAAATAGCTAAAGTATTAGAAAAGACACGGTATGCTAAGATAATGGGTAAAGTAAATAAAAAACTTCATAATAACGAAGAGAAGATATTTGATGGAAAGTTCGCTAATACTAACAAGATTGATGACGAGGATTTAGAGGGGGAGCCGCAATATATTAGGCACATGAAATCAATTCAGCGAGCTAATAAAGACGGAGGGCAAACGTCAGTTAGAAAGAAAGGACGTTCGGCCTGGGGCTCTCGTGGCAGACGCAATTCACGACCCCCAGGTAGAAGTAGTTTCTAATATCCCCTCCTTTGGTTGGTATGAGAGGTTCCCCCTGCCTCTCATATCATATTTTTTCAAAAGGGAGTGAGTTATATGAGTGATGAATTTGAAAATATTAAGTATCATCCTCAAATTGAATACATAGTTGACAAGATGCCACCTAATGAATTTGTGGAAGACCAAATGGAAGATACAGGTTACATTGGAACTCAACAAGTAAAAGAAGAATTAAAAGATAATATGGTTAAGATTGATTTTTTAATTGATGAGTGTCAAAAACAGTTAGATGGTAAAGAATTTAATGGTGTACCTTTTAGTGAGTATAAACCATTAGCCGAAAAGAAATGTTACTGTCAAATGCAAACTACTAAAGAAGAAGAAGATAAGATGGAAAAGTTCGAGGAAGGAGCTACTTCTATTGAAGAAGAGTCAATAGCTGGTACTCTTTATAAGCGGTTATTGATGATGAAGAAAGATACTGAAATTGACATAACTAATATAAGTCAATTACAAGATATAGAAGATAGTGAATTTAGTAACATCCTCGGCGAGGCGGCTAGTATGACAGCCGATAAGGATTAGGTTTTGTAGGGGGGATAAATAATGGCTGATGAAATAATCAATACTGGTAAGGACTATCATAAAAATGATGCTAGTGATGATTTAGATGAGGCAGATAAAAAATTTAAAGATACATTCTTAGAGACAACCAATTTTAATTATAGTGATTCAGTTGATGATATGGGGGATGTTGTTAGTGACAATACTCAATCAGCAACAACTGACCCATTAGGGACTGGTGGTTATCGAGATAGGTTAGCCGCTACCAATAACCTTATTAGGAATTTACGTGCTAGAAGAAGAAGTTTAGAAGAAGATTATGAAAAAGCTATTGATGAAGGTAGAACTCAAGATGCTAAAAGAATACAGGAAACTATAGATTATTTAGATAGACAAATTGAAGATAAAATACAAAACAAATTAGGCTATACAGCCAGTCAATCATTTGCTATGCATGCTAAAGCTAGAAAGACTGATGATTTTTTAGATAAAGCATTCTACATGTTAAAGGCTACTCCTTATGATTCTTTCGGTGGTAATCCATGTTGCTTTATTAAAGCTTTTTTAAAGATGATTTCTTGGCAAGATGATGGAGAGAAAACTAATGCTTTACAAGCACTTAGAAAAGGTAGTCAAAACTATGAAGAAAACGTTAAAGAAAACTTTGTTAAAGATTATAATGTTCAAGAAACTAAAAGCGTAATTGATAGTATTCGCAGTCTTTTAACAATGGCTTATGGCAAAAATGATAAGATGGCTAATCAATTAATGAACAAGATGGTGTCCATGTATATGTCACCATTTAAAGGAATATTGCAAGCATCAGTTAATTTATTAAGAGAATTAGAACGAGAGATAATTGATGAAATCAAAGATTGGTTAGGAGTATTGCTTTATCAAGAAAAGACCAATCCTTCAGCAGGACTTCAAGGAATGTTAGAATGTTATTCTTTAGAAAGAGTTGCTGATTTTGTATTTGATGAGATTGAAGATTTCTTTGATATGTTAGAAGAGAACTTGCTTGACTTATATAAAACTTTATATGGATATATAGATGATATTGATAAAGACGCTCTTGTTTTAGGAGAGAAAAAGTGGATTAAGGACACTTATCAAGCTTTGACTAAAATTTCCAAAGCACTAGATTTTGTTGATAAAATTAATGATGTTGACTACTGGGTTAAAGAATTGATGAAGAATAATGACTTGGCTACTAGATATAATCCTGATACAGGTCATGTTCAAGAGGTTGATATTGGAGAATGCATTGACCCTGTAGTAGCTGATGGTAAATCAAAATCAACAAACAATGTTAACAAAATCAATATTAATGAAGACAAAAACTTTTTGGATTTTCTTGATAACAAAGGTTCTGTTGATATTAGCTGTGATGCTAATTACAAGAAAGAAGAAGATGTTAATAAAGCTAAAGAAGAGGCAGAAAAAAGCCCAGAAGAGGCTGAGCAAGATGCCTTAAATAAAGCTGAGGAAGTTGTTAACGAATAAGGGGGATATAATTAATGGGAGAGTTAACATGGGATGAAATTAAGGAAAACAAGGGGATATTGTTAGAATTACTTCGAGAAGAAGGTAGTCAATATAAGGTTGGTCAAATGTTCGACAAAGACCATAAGGCAGTCAAATACTGGATGGATGAATACGGTATTACTGTCGAGGACTATAAAAATGTAGAACCAAAGGGCGAACAAAATAATGAGGACTATCAAGAGTATGATGAATACATAAAAGAAAAGAATAGTCTTGATAAAGAAAAGTCGATTAGGGCTACAGACAATTTTGAAGAATACAATGAATATTACTTATTTTTTAAAGAGAATAATAATATTCCTGTTGATAAAAAAGTAGTACAAGAATTTAGAGAACTTTATTGTGGCTCACAACAGTTTACATTAAATAGATGTGAACGAGAGATGAAAGTTCCTAGAGAAAAACTTAAAGTAATTAAAACTGCTTTAGAGATAACTCACGATAGCATGCCTTTCTTAGAAGAAGAGGTTAGAGAAAAATCAGTAGATGAAATGACTAAAGAAGAAATCTTAAAGAAAAAAGATAGATTCTTTAAAAAGATGAGACACAAAGAATACGAAGAGGCTCTTAAAGAGTTAGAGAAATATTATGAAAAAGATTACTTCTATAATAAAATGACTAACCGTATCATTGATAACTTAGACGAAATAGAATTTAAACACCCAGAATTTTATGAAATGGGATTGGAAGAACCTGATGAGAATTCAGTAGTAATCAATATTACTGATTGGCATAAAGGCAAAGTTGTTTTGTCTCATCAAGTATTAGGCTTTAGTGAGTACAATAAAGATATATATAAGAAAATGAAAGAGAAGTACATAAAAGAGGCTATTAAGTTTATTAAAGAAAAGAACCCAGAAAAAGTCTATATCTTGAATTATGGTGACGGCCCAGATGGCCCAAACTCTAATGTTTATGATGGTCAGACAGACCACCAAGATGTACAAGGCGAAAAACAAGTTGTAGAATATGCTAAGGACTTAAAGGATTTTGTTCTTTCTGTCTACGACTATCAACCTAATATATATTATAGTGCTGTTCCTGGCAATCATTCTAAAGCAAGAACCAACTGGGATGTAATAGCCAACATGATTTTAGAAGGTTTATTAGAAGATTATGAAACAATTAAGATGGATGTTAGAAAGATTAAACATAAAATCATTGAAGTTTATGACAGTAGAATTATCCAAACCCACGGTCAAGACATTCGGACTGGAAAATACACAGGAGAGAATGACGTTCTTAATATGATTAATATGGAAGAATTACCTTTTAAAAAGACTTATGTTGTTCATGGACACTTACATCATGAACGAGTCGAAGGTACAGGTTATAAAAGAATATTCCTTCCAAGTCCTGTAGGTGGAGACGATTTATCTAATAATATAATGCACACAACTTCCCGTCCAGCACAACTTATGTTTGTAATGGATGAAGATGGGTTGAAGGATGAACGTCATGTGTACTTTGACTAAAAGGAGTTAAAAATATGGCGAATAAAAAACTAACACAATTTAAAGAGAACTTTTTATCATTTTTTGGTTTTGGTAGACAAACAAGCGAGGCCAAAAGTGACGATAATCCTTTAGCCAGAGCTATTAAAAAAATTGGTTTTGCTAAAAATCCTGGTAATACAGATTTCCAAACACCTGCCTTTGACCTACAGCAGATAAATGATGCCTATAACTCAGATTCATATGTTAGGCAAGCTATTGATAAGTATAATGAGTTAATGTTTAAGGAAGGTTGGGATATCGTCACACAAGATGATGGTGTTTCTGAGTATATGGATAAACGAGTGAAAATGATTGGTATGTCTATGGGGCAACCATTTGAAAGTTTCTTAAGAGAAGTTTGTGATGACTTAGTTAAGTTTTCAAATGTATTTATAGTTAAGGCTAGAAAAGACCCTAAAGATATGCCGAAAGTAAAAGGTGTTAATGTAAAAGGTTTAGGTGATAAAAAACCAGTTGCCGCTTACTTTAGATTGCCACCTGAAACTATGCAGATAAAAGTTGATAAGCATGGTTCAATCAAGAAGTATAAACAAGTAATCTCTGGTGAAGAAAAACAATTTAGACCAGAGGATATAATTCATATTACATACAAAAAGCCAGCAGGTAAATTCTTTGGATTACCAATGGTTCTACCTGCCCTTGAAGATGTTAAGTTACTTAGAGAGGTTGAAGACAATGTAGCACGGCTTATTTATAAACACCTTTATCCACTATTTATTTATCGAGTTGGTAAAGCTGAGCCAGGCTATGAGGCAACTGATGAAGAGATTGAAGATATGCAACAAGAGATTAGAGATATGCCTACTGAAGGTGGGCTTGTAGTTCCAGAAAGACATGATATTGATATATTAGGAACTAACGGTGAAGCCTTAGATGCTGAACAATACTTAGATTATTTCCAAAAAAGAGTATTTACAGGCTTGGGTGTAACTGAAACAATAATGGGTAGAAGTGCTACAGCTAATCGTAGTACAGCAGAGAACCAATCTTCTGAACTTAGAGATAAGATTAAAGCTTTTCAGAAAGTGGCTCAAGACTCTATTAACTTCCATATTATACGAGAGCTATTAATGGAAGGTGGTTACGACCCAATAGGTAATCCTGATGATAAGGCGTTTTTCACGTTTAAAGAGATTGATACTGACCTTAGAATCAAGCGTGAAAATCAAGCTGTTTACAAGTTTGAGCATAATGCAATAACTCATGAAGAAATGCGAGAAGAGCTTGGTAAAGACCCAGTGCAAGACGAAGGTAGACTGCATGGCAATATGTTTGCAGATGAAGAGGACAGCAAGGCTGAAACTAATAATAAGACTAATCCGCAAAACCAACATAGTCAGCAACAATTTTTAAATAAAAAGTTAAATTGTTATGTTATAGAAAATTCTTTGGGAGGTGTATATCTAGACTTACAAAACGAAACAGTTGATATGATTAAGTGTTATTGTGATGGCTTAGAACAAAAGAGTGAATTGCTTGAACAGATTGAAGAGTTTACAGAAAAGAAGAAGGACAAAGCGGTGATTCATCTTGACTCATCTATTAGAAATTCCTTCTTTGAGGGAGTAAATGACGGTCAAGACGAGTTATTTGCAAACAATTCAAAAAATATAGCAAAAAGTTCTTGCAAAAGCTATATTAGTAAGTTACAATTACAAACAGAAAGTAAATTGTCAGAATATTTTGAAAACTTAGCTAGCAAACTTAAAAAGGTAGTTAACTCTGATATTGAAGATAGACAGGAACTTGTCTCTAGAATACTTGCTACTTTTAATATAGTAGAGTATAAATTACTGAAGTCAGTTCGTCATATCTTAATGTTATCTTATAATTATGGATATGCAAAAGCAGGAGAAGATTCTGGCTTTGATAAGATTTATCTAGAAACAGAAGAAGAAACCAAAGAGATTAGCTTAAGCAATAACTATATAGACAAACTACCTGATTATATTCCTAGTAAAGAATACTATTTAAGTTATTCTAAACAGAAAGGGGGGAATCAGTAGATTGGAGAATAACAAACGTAAAGTTATGGAATTTAAATCTGGAATGGATTTAAATAATTTTGGTAAAATTAATGAAAATGACTCTTATATGTTAGCAGAAAGCAGTGATGATGAAGAAGAAATCACAGCTTGGATAGATGCTATTCATGCTATGACAACAAATAATTACACTACATACACTGCCACCGAGCTTAGAGGAGACAAAGAATCACATACTGGTGTCCATTCTTGGACTTATCCTTATAATAAGCCTATATTAACACATCACAATTCTAGAAGTGGTGAACCAATAGGTAGAGTAGTTGATGCTCATTTCAAACAAAAATCTAAAATATCAGGCAAACCTTGTAATAGATTAAAGGTTAAAATAACTGATGAAGATGCTATTGAAAAATTAAAAGATGGCAGATATCAGACAGTTAGTATTGGTGGTAGAGCAGAAGAAGCTCATTGTTCTATTTGTGGTCAAGACTTACTTAACGAAGGAAGATGTGAACATTGTCCTGGAAAAGAATATGATGGTGAAACTGCTCATGTAATTTTAGGAAATGTTACTTTTGTTGAAGTTAGTTTTGTTAATGTGCCCGCCGACTCTTATGCTAGAATTGTTAGTATGGAAGGCGATGATAATTATCAAACAAATGAAGAATTTTTAAATGAGTCATTGAAAAAAGTGAATTTGGAGTTGTTTAGTGAGGGTGATAACTCATCTAAAACTTCTAACAAAATAAAAACTTCAAATAGTAAAGATAAGAACACACAAGGAGGTAACAGAATGGACGAAAAACTTGAAAATCTTAAGGAGCGTATTTCTACTAAAGATGAAAAGATTCAAGTTCTTGAAACTAAAATTGATAACCAAGAATACAAAATAAAATCCCTTGAAGAAGAAAATGAAGACCTAAGTGAAAAAGTTGAGGTTAAAGAGGGTAAGATTGAAAATATGAACGAAGAAATCAATAAGTTACAAGAACAAAACGCTGAACTTGAATCTGACAGACATAAGCGATTAGCTGAAAAAGTTGTTGTAAAGAAAGTAGAATTAGGAAGACTTAAAGAAGACCTTAAAGAAGATGTTTTAGACAAGTATGTTGAAAGAACTACTGAATCCCTTGAAGATGCTTTAAGTGACTTAGAGTTTGAGGAAGGCTTGTTAGAAGAAGAGGAAGAAAATTTTGAAGAAGGCGAAGACGTTGAAAATCCTGGTATTCATAATTCTGAAGAAAGCAATGTTGAAACTGAAGGCAAAGAAGAAAGAAAAGACCTTGAAGAAAGACTTAAAAACTTATAATTTAAAAATTAACCAAGGAGGAATACAAGTATGGCATTATTTAAAAACAACCCTGATAGTAATGTAATCCCTGCTAAAGAGGGTGACGAGTACAAACGGACACAAACCAAACTGGTAGTTGATAATGGAGATGCTCCTTCTGGAAAGAAGTTGGCTGACCCTAGATTACCTAAGCGGTTTAAATATCAATTTGGACAGTATGGTGGAGGCAATGGTTATATTGTTATTCCTAAAGGTAGAATTGTTTCATTAGTACCTGACCAAGAATTTAAAAACTTTGATGACAACCAATATTACAATGCATTGACTCTTGCTAATGGTGGTGAAGACGTAACAGAAGAAAATCACAATCCTGAATTGGATGAGCCTGGAACAGTAGACTACACTCGTGTTGCTAACAAGCCTGTTGGTGTAGCTCAATTAAATGTTTATCAAAACATTGAAGATAATTTCCAAGGTAACATCCCATCTTTCATTACAAGAAATACAATTAGCGTTCCTTATTTCAATGACGAAACTGACGCTGATAAATTCGATTGGGGTTGTGCTTATGGTGGTGAATTAAAGCCAGGTGATAGAGTTAAGCCTGACCAAGAAGGACGATTTGTTAAATGGAAAGAGTATAAAGATAGAATGGAAACATTCTCTGGTGATGGAAGTCAAACTACTTTCCAAGTTAAAACTCAAATTCAACCTGATGTAACTACTAGTGATATTACTGTAACAGATACAGATGCAGGTAGTGATGTAACTGTTGATAGCATTAATCACGTAATTGGTGAAATTATATTAGCTAGTGCTCCCAATGATGCTACAGACAATGTAGAGATTACATATAAGTCTGTATTAGGAGATGACTTAGAGCAGAAGGTTGGTACAGTAACAGAAGTTAACCAAGACTTAGTACCTGCTGGATGGTTAAAATGGGTTAAAACTGAAAATCCTTTACCAAATGGTGAAGAAAACGATGAAACAGGTTACGAGTCACAGCATTTAGATGATGAAGGTTATCCTTATGACCCACAATATGCTGACCCATTTGCTAATGACGAAACAAGACCTACAGGACTAGAAGGTTTACATGATGGTTCTGCTATGACTAAAAGCTTTACAAGAGAAAAAGTTGGGGAGGTTCCATCTGTGGCTGATGTTGGTGAAAGATACAGCGTACATACATTAAGAAAGCCACTAGTTGATGGTACTTTAAGAGTTTACTTAGAAGACTCTAGTGGAATAGTTGTTATGGATAGTGATGATGGAGATGACATTATCAATTTCGTTAATGAAGAAGAAGGACTAGTTATCATTGAATTAACTGTTGACCCAACAGCTGATTTAGATATTTATGTTGATTATGACGCTACAGGTCAAACACCTGGTATTCCATCTAACTTAAACTGGGAAGGCGTTATTGGTTCTGTAGATATTTTATTACAACTATAAATTAAATTTTCAAAAAATTCTGAATAAATAAACCGACAAGGAGGATAATTTACTTATGGCTGACAAATACAAGAACTTTAAAGAATATATTATAAACCAAAGTGAACAGAGACAAAATGAGGTGTTGGACTTTGTCGAAAAGTACCGACCCTTAATGGCAGATGGTGAGACAGACCATTTTGGAGCAACGGAACAGATTATGGATTTAGAGGAGGCACTTAACTCTCGTGATGCTAGTATCATCATGCCTAAAGTTATGGAAGGTGTGCTAGAACAAGCGGCTGGGCCTCTTTACTTAGGAAGTAAGTTATTTAAGACAATTAATATGGAATCTGGAAACAGAATGATTTTTCCTGCAATTGGTGCCTTAAGAGCATATGAGATGGGGCAGGGTCAAGAGTACAGAAATGATACTTTAGACCTAAGATTGAAGGAAAAAGCTACAGAAGTAGACGTAACAAAGAAAGGTGTTATGGTACCTATCACTGAAGAAATGGTTGATGATTCTCAGTGGGATGTAGTTGGAATGCATATTGAGGCGGCTGGTCGTGCAATGGCTCGTCTTAAAGAGGAGTTAATCTTTAAGGCAATGAGTAAGCACGGACACGTTGTATTCGATAATGATATCCGTGAAGAACACCCTGATGCAGGAACTACAGGATTAGATGAGATGGGTAACTTCAATGACACATTAGCTATTGAAGACTTCTTTGATATTGTAGTTGCTCTTATGAATAACGAGTATACACCAACAGATGTATTGATTCATCCGTTAACTTGGTCTGTATTCGTTAAAAATGGATTAATTGACATCTTTGACCAAGGATTCTTCGGTAATGATATTGACTTCTCTATTGATAAGAATGCCGCTAACGGACGAGTTCCGATGGGGCTTAATATCATGGTAAGTCCATTTATCCCATTTGACAAAGTTAATAAGAAGTTCGATATGTATGTTGTTGATAGAAATAACGTTGGGGTTATTGTTCAGAAAGACCAGATGAGCACTGACCAATTTACTGACCCTTATCGAGATATCTTAAACCTTAAGTTCAGAGAACGATATGGTATCGGTATCTTAGATGAAGGTAGAGCAGTTGCTACAGCTAAGAACATTGCTCTAGACGTAACTTACGAAAAGCCAGACTTAACGAGAACTATTGACGCATCTAATTATGACAAGTAATCTATTATAGATAAACTGATTTAGGGGTAGTGTAAGCTACCCCTAAATCATAATAAATAGCAAAGGTGGGGTAATATATGCCGTTAAGAGTTAAATTAGCAGACAAGAGAAATGCGTATTGGGAACCATTAACCAAAACTCATCTAACTCTTAGCAAAAAAGTTAGAGAATTTTCTGATTCTGAGTTAGAAAATTTAGATATGAGTGGAATAGAAGCTGGTTTAAATACAAATGCAATTAAAGATGTTACTAACCAAATTCAAGGTAACGATGAAGAAAATACTGTAGAAG